TTATCAGAATGTCTCTATTACACTCTCATTCCACAAGAAAAGTTGAGATTGTAAGAAGATGGAGCATACCGGAGGGCGATGATACTGGTTTCAGCGAATACGAAACCGTTAAACAGCCACGTCTAATTAAACAGCGAATCAGGGACTTGCATTATCAGGGAATTAAGAACGCAGAGATAGCCCGACTCATGGGGTTTAGTAGAAGCTATATCACCCAGGTGCTAAAAGAACCAGTTTGTTAAGTAAATTATCACTATATAAGTAGAGGGGAATATCGAAATAAAGGGGGCAATCATGGCAGACCAGATAGATTCAATAGCATTACTGGATACCGACTTACTTTTCAGGCTGAAATACTTCTCGGACACTTTTAACATTCCTTATAGGCTCGTTGTCCAGAATCTACTCATAAAAGAGTGGGCAAAGTGTGCTGCCATAGTTGAAGTTGAAGGCGGTAGCCCGTCCCGTGCCTTCCCGGAATTTGCAAAAGAGGTATTAGAGGACGGTACTGAGCGGGTTATAACCGGCGAAGCCCTCTTTAATTCACTGGTTGAGACCTACAAACGAGAGCTTACAGAGCAAAAGAAACAGGTAGCGGAATTAGAAAAAGCCTATAACAATATCTTGGCTAAATACCTGCAAACAACCGAAGGCAAGGCGGAATTAGAACGAGACCGTAACAAGGCTATGGCCGAGTACGAAAAGCGGAAACAAGATTAAACTTTGCAATACCTTGCAAAGTAAAATCTGGAGGAAGGAATGAAGGTTGAAGTTACTAAACCTACTTTCAGAGACGAGATAATTACCTGTATTTCATGTGGTAAACCCTTTACGTTCACAGCCGAAGAGGCAGAATTTTACTGGAGTAAACAGTTATCAAAAACTAAGAGGTGTGCTCAATGTAGAAAAGAGCGCCGTAGCCGTTTAGTCCCTGATAGGGGTGAAAGATGGTAAAAGAGGGACTATCATCGGCTGAATTAAGAGAAAAGTATGATGATGAGTATATTGAATCATTACTAGATAACGGTATTGCCAAACCTTTTATTGAGATATTACCTGGGGGCTATCTCTTTAAGTACGAAAGTGTAGGGATAAGCGCCCGTGTGCGGGGTATCTCAAAAGATAGAGCGGGCAACCTGGTGGCTGAGGTTGACTTTACCAGCGACCGCCGAAACGACTTCAAGGAACTACTAGGCCAAAGAATCAATTTATACTCATTATCAGCACGCAAAAAGGCTGCCGATGAGCTTAGCAAGAGTAGAATCTATAATGAGCATTACGATGAGGGATGCGGTATCCCGTTTCACGAGATATTCGAGGACCTGGCTAACCGGCTATTAAAGCTACATCGGGATGGTGATAAACCAGAGGAAATATGGCCGTCCGAAGATGTTACTTTAACACCAGAATACCTGTTAGAGCCTGTTTTATATTTGAATCACCCTTCCGTGATATTCGGGGATTATGGCTCGACTAAAAGCCTGTTTGCCCTGGTCGTGGCAACGATATGCCAAATACCTTATTGTAATAATCCTTTAGGGCTTATTGCCCCAAAAGAACCAACACCTTGCCTTTATCTCGACTACGAAGATGACCCGTCCAGCTTCCGTAAACGCTGGAGTGCTCTATTAAGGGGTATGGCCGTAGGTGAAATGCCGATACTCTATAAACGCATGACCAGCACGATTGCGGATTCAGTAGAGCAACTTCAAAAGCTGGTAGCTGATAGTAAGATTAAACTCTTGATTATTGATAGTTTGGGACCGGCTGCCAGGGGCAACCTTAACGACCCTGAGCCTGCAATTAAGTACCATGCAGCGTTAAGGCAACTAGGCATTACTTCCCTAACCTTAGCCCATACCTCAAAAGACCAGCTCACTAAAAAGCGAACTATATTCGGCTCGGTATTCTTTACGAACCTTGCCCGCTCAGTATGGGAAATCAAAGCGGAAACCGAGACGGACGAGGACGAGACAACCATCAGCTTAAAACAGACCAAGCACAACTTATCGAAAAAGAATCCAACACTAGGTTATAGATTCAATTTTACCGATAACACGATAAAGATAACCAAAACCGAACTAAAGGATACAGGACTATCAGGGGAGTTACCCCTATCATTCCAAATTAAGAACTTACTCCGTAATGGCCCTAAAACCGTGAAGGCAATCGCTGAGGCACTAGAAGCAAGCGAAGCTAGTGTTAGAACCATTACAAACCGTATGTACCATAAAAACCAGCTCGTTAAAGTTGGCGATGCATGGGGATTAAGAATAGAGGCATAACAGTATAACACCCTGTTATATAACAGTTATATCGGTATAACATAACAGGGGGGGACTATATAAAGTCCCCTGTTATATACCCTTAATGGAAACGTACTTCCACATGAGTAACATTCCAGGAATTGCGCCCGCCCGTTACATGATATAGGTGTTACAGCGTTTAGGATACTCTCCGCCTCTCCCTCCCTCTCACAAAAAAAGGCTCTATATTCTGCATATTCCCGTAGGTATAAACCACCTGGACATGACCTATCTATAACGCAACTTCTAACGCAACTTAGCTACGGGCTACTTACTATCTAGGCACGAAAACAGCGGTCTGTTAGTTATATGCACAAGGGGTAGAGGGGCTTTTGCTACCTCAATAATTCCGAGATATAGGGGAGTAAGGCTCTGAATTTAGAGCACAAAACAAAAGGGCGCTCACGCCTAGAGCATAGCAAAACCCTGCAATCTGAGTGCAATTTTAGTGAGTTTTTTCTAACTTTTTAGCAGTTTTTAATAGTTCTGAAGGTGAAATTATGGTGATAGAAAACACAGACAAAAGAGAAAAAGAGCGTTCAGCCACTAGGGAACGGGTAAGACGGTATCGAGAGCGTAAGAAAAAAGGCATAACCGTTACCGATAACGGGTTTAGTGTTGAAAAGACAGAAGCGACCGTTACATTACCACCGGCTGAAGGCGTTTTGACTAAAGAACCTTTGACACTTAGAACCATGTTTATCAATGGCCGATGGCTAAAGATTCTAACTTGATTATTCCTACTGGGTGTAGTTACCGCAAGGTGCTACTCGGAGAAAAGCTGTAGGGAGTAGTTCACCCTTGTTCATCCGAAGCCATGAGTTTGCAGCTTTCACAGAATTGGCAGCCCAGTGTTCATTACAGCCCTGGTTTAAGCATTTCCAGGGCAGCCCTGGTTTTGGTGAGATTACCAGGGTATTTCCTCCGAGTCCTGGTGTGGATGTCGAACGCACCAGGGCGCTAATCACGGGGGATAGCTCTTAAAGGTTATCCCCCTTCAAAGCGGATTCACGGCCCCGACAGAGCCGTTTCAACATATTCAAAACAATAATTTAACAGGAGATAAAACTCATGCTAACTGAAGCTCAGAAGCGTGACCTCGACCGTGACCTGCAAGAAATTGTAGACAGGCGGGTTGAGCAAAAGCTTTCAAAACAGATACCTAAGCGGTTTACGCCTTATGAGGGTGATAAACCAAATTCTCAAAAGGAGCTTGACTACTTTATGAATAAAGAACCTAAACACGAATTCGAGTCTATGGGAGAGTTTTTTCAGAGTGTTATCAAGGTTGCCATGCCAGGTGGCTACGAATCCGATACTCTCCGTAACTGGACGAAAAAGACAGCCGGTTATATGGAACTTGGGCAGGATTCGCAAGGTGGCTACCTTGTACCTCAAGAATTTAGAAACGAGTTATTGCAGACAGCCCTTGAAAGCTCGATAGTCCGCAGCCGGAGTACCTTTATTCCAATGCAGACTAACAGCCTTGCCATTCCGGCCATAGTCGATGATGACCACTCTACCGATTATTTCGGGGGGATTGTTATCTATAGACCAGGCGAAGGGGGAACTAAGACCCCGACCAATCCGGACTTTGCAAGGGTAAACCTGAACCTGCACAAGGTAACCGGCCTTTGCTACGTCACTGAGGAATTGATTGAAGATTCCCCTATAGCGATTGAGCCTCTACTCCGAAGACTATTCGGGCAAGCTATCAACTTCGTCCAGGATAGTGACTACCTTGTTGGCGATGGTGTCAATAAGCCTCTCGGTGCGTTCAATTCGGCTAACCCTTCACTAATCACAGCCACAGCCGAAACGGGGCAAGGGGCTAATACCATAGTCTGGGAAAACATCGTTAATATGTGGAGTAGGCTATACCCCGCTGGACACCAGAACGCCGTTTGGGTAGCTCACCCTGAAACATTCCCGCAGCTATCTAAAATGGCCGTAGCCGTAGGCACGGGGGGCGTGCCGGTATGGATTCCAGGGCAGAGTGCCTCTAACGCACCTTATACCACGCTCATGGGTAGACCTCTAATCATCTCAGAGAAGATGCAGGCTCTTGGTACAGCCGGAGATATAGGGCTTGCGGACTTCTCACAGTACCTTACAGGCGAAAAGGGGGATGGCCTTAAAACTGCCAGTTCTATGCACGTCCGCTTTGTCACAGACGAAATGGCTTTTCGCTTCGTACTGAGGTATGACGGCCAGCCCTGGTGGACTACCACCTTAACCCCCATTCGGGGCAGCAACACCTATTCGCCTTTTATTATTCTTTCCGGCACTCGTACCTAAATAGAGTAAACATGGGAGTGGGTTAAAATGCCCACTCCCCCAACAAAGTAAAATAAACAGGAGTTAAAAATGGCTTCAAATAGATTTAGTGAATCGCATGGAATCGTACCTATAGCGGTATCAACCACTGGCGATTACAACGCTGGTTTTACGGGTGATTCCGTGAATATGAGTAAGTTTAATCACTATACCTTAATCATCGTGGGGGATGCTAATGTAGCTGGTAACGGTGTTCTGACCATTTATGGCGGGGCTACAGACGCAGCTACTACGGCAGCCGCAACCTTTACCTACAGGTATTCAAGCGGTGATGCTGGTTCAGCCTCCAGTGACGTACTAGGCACTGCTGCCACTTCCGCAGCCCTCACTATCACGGGAGCTAGCCTTGCCAGCCGGATGCTGATATGCGAACTCGATGCTGAGGACTTGAATATTAGCGGCACTCAGTATCAATACGTTACCCCTGTTTTGAGTGATGCCGGTACTGGTGGCTACGTGACTATGGTGGCTATCTTGAGTGAGCCTCGGTATGCAAAGGCAGTCATGGATACCGCAGTTCCAACTAGCTAGAGTTAAGAGGGTAGGGGGGCTTAACCAGCCCCCCTTATCCACAATAGAGGGATACTAGAATGGTAAGTTTAATGTGGCGTATAATACACCGTATGCTAGATTTTTATAGGCGTGTCTGGCAAGCGTTCCTAGCAGCTTTTATTGCTTCGCTAGTGAGTGCGTTTGTTTTCTTTACAGACAATCGTATAGCCTTCATTATTCTACTCATTTTTTCAGTGATATTCTTTACAATCACCTTAATTGGGCTTTATTATGACTATCGAGATGCACGGGCAAAGGGAAAAAGGGAATATGACCGTACGCATGGTAAGTTTGACCACAACCTGTAGTGATTTGCAAATTGCAAAATAAAATCAGTTAACCGGAAAAACCCCTGCGTTACAAGTCAAGTCGTGAATAGCATTGTATTGTAAAATAACAAGCCATTACCTATTAACACAGTAAAGATAATGAATTTTGTTCTAACCAGGCTATCTGATAGCTTGCCACAACTCCCGCCAATAGCCCTAAATGCCAAAATAGCCTCAATTCACGATATGGTATAATTAAGTAGAGACAAAAAAAAGGGATAGATTATCCCTGGACATCTTCCGTTTCAATCCCCCTCTTTTTTTACCCCCCGTTGGTATACAACTATGCAAAGGAGCGTAACTATGCAGATAACTAAAAAGTTTAGAGCCGGTGAGCTAGCCAAGAGTTTAGGAATAGGCAAGTCTACCCTCTTATACTGGGAAGCTCAGGGATTCATTCCAAAAGGTCATAGGGATAACACCTTACTACGTGGCCGATGGTGGACTGAGGCGGAAGCTAAAGAGATTTATCTATACCGCTATTTCAGAGAAAACGATAGGGTTAGTTCGGGCGGTTGTGGTAATCCCCATTCTTAGCTTGCTACAATCAAAATCTAGGCGTTTTAATGGCATGGGTAATGTAATTCTATAGACCAGTCCGCACCTTAACAAACGAATAAACCGAAGCTAAAAATCTGCGTTATTTTTGCGTTAAACTGATTAAAACGGGTTAAAACAAAAGGGTATGCTAGGCACAAAACGGTATATGGTGAAAAACCGATTTACGCTTGCAAGCCTATTAGCTTAGAATTACGAAACCGCTGCTCTACCCCTGAGCTACGCTGGCTTCAACCAAGTATAGCATAATCCAAACAGTGCATAAAATTTGAGGAGGAAAACTCCAAA